CCGGCCTGCCCCGGCCTGCCCCGGCCTGCCCCGGCCTGCCCCGGCCTGCCCCGGCCTGCCCCGGCCTGCCCCGGCCTGCCCCGGCCCCGCGGGGATGAGTGCGCCAGGTACGGGCAAGGAAGAAAAACGCCAAGCCCTATATTGCGGAAGCCAGCGCCAGCCCAACATTCGCAAAGTGTGCTATATTTTTTTATTTCCGTTTAGCCGAAAATCACTCAGGAATTTTTTATGACCCAAGCCCCCCTCCCCCCTAAATTCTGCTTGCCTGCCAAGCCTGACCACTGGTGTGACCGGTGCCGCATCAACTTGATAGGCCTCCCCCTGCCTAGGGAAAAGTACCACTTGGAAACCCCAACCGATTCAACCTGCCACCCCTGCAACTTTGTGCCGCGTGAGCACTCCAAGGGTGAATTGAGAGGTCCGGTATGAACTTCAAAGCTGCACGCGTGGCATCAGGTCTTACACAAGAAGCTGCCGGGGCGTTGATTGGGGGCACGCGCCGAGCGGTGCAGGAGTGGGAAGGGGGGCGTCGTAACTGTCCCCCTGCCAAGCTGGCTCTATTTATGATGCTAACCGCAAGTGCCGCGCCGCATCAATCTGGTCCTCTGAATACTTCCGGGCCACGTCCGCACCCTTCAACCCCTCCGCTGGGTGACCCGGCATAATCCACAGGCGGGGCTTGCATCCGTCCGGGCTCACCGGGTTGTGCACCTGCCCCTTGTGGATGCCGGGGTGAGGGAAGTATCCCAACTCCAGCATCAAGTCCCCGCGCTTGTTGCGTGGGTACCGGCTCTCCAAGTTGAGCCCCTTGATGAGCGTGTCCAGAAAATGGCTCGACACCCAGCCGTTGCGGAATCCCACCTGCTCCTGCTCGATCATCTCGATTATTTCCTGCTCCAGCCGTCCGGCGCTGGCCTGCACTGCCTCATCCGTGCTGCTGGTCTGCGGTGCCCTGTGGCAGTCGCCAGCGGGGTTTAGCTCGGCCGGTATGGCGTACCCCCGCAGATAGTCGGTAACGATGGCATAGCCGTCGCGTTTGAGCCAGTTGTAAAGCTCGGGAAAGTAATTGCCGCCCATGCCAGCCTTGATAATGTCCTCAACGCTTTGCTGGGCCGTGTAGAAGATAGCAAAGCGCCGGTCGTCCTTGGTCTTGCGCACGCCGTCTTTATGGTTGCTGTTGAGCATGAAGTTAGCGCATATCATTCGACTCGACTTGTTGGCCCCCTTGCCCTCCACCTCCAGCCAGTCGTTGGTAATCATCGGCTTCAAGGCCTCCAAAATCTCGCTCTGGTTTTCGGCCACGTAAATGTCCTCCACAGCGATAAATATCCGGTCTGCAATCCAGTCGTTGAACCGGGATGCAAGCTCGTGGGGCTTTGGCGTGTGGCAGTGCGCGCGCCCGATGGCCTCGGTGACACAGCGCGAGAGCAAAGTCTTGCCGTTACCTGGCGCGCCCTGAATGAGCGGTGCCCACTGGAATTTGACGCCGGGGTACTGCACCACGGCCGCCATGTAGGCCAGAATAATCTCCCGGTCGCGCGCTACGGGCAGTATCTTTTGCAGGTGGTCAAGGAATGGCCGGGGGTTGCCCTTTTTGCTCGGGGTCTTGATGGGCACGTAGCTGTTGACGTAGGTGAGGTTGCCCTCCTCCCATATCTCGCCCGGACCCTTGCGTGGGTCAAACTCGCAGGCGTTGGCCTTGGGAAAGCGCACGTCACGGCTTTGCAGGAAGGCCTCCCATGCGGTTTTGGCAGGCTTGCCCTGATTGCGGTCCAGCGTATAGGTAAAGCCCCCGCACATCGCATTGAACCGGCCCTCGTTGAGGCTGTGGCCGCCCGGCATGAGTATGGTGTGGGTGCTCATAACGTAGGTACACCCGGCAAACATCACTTTCATATCCTCGGGCTGTAGCCAAGTTTCCCCCACCACGTCGCGCACGCCCGTGGCAGGCTTGGGCGCTTCCATCTCTTTGTCCTTGCACACATCATTCTGCTGGCCGATGGCCCCCAGCACCGTGCGTTCGATGTAGCTGCCGTGCTCGGTCCACTTGGCGCGCTTCAAGGCGCTGCGGTTCATGAGCGTGGCAATGCGCTGGCAATCCTTGCCGGTCCAGAATGCGAGGTGCTGCGCCAGCGCCGCGTCCGCGCTCGATGCGTCGTAGCCGCGATTGGCATCCGGGTAGGCCTTGCACAGGGCCGCAAAGTCCGCATCCCACAGTTGCTGGAATGAGGCCTTGCCACCAAAGGCCCCGGCCGCGCTCTTGCTGTTGCAGGCGCGCCGGATAAGGTCGTCGTCATCCACAGGGCCGCGCCACTCGGGCACCGGGTAGGTGGTCCAGCCCACCATGATTGGGTCCACCTCGACACCAGCAAAATACTTGGGGATGATGGCCGCAAGTGCCGCGCTGTGGTCGGTCATGGCGTTACCAACGGCTCCACTGCCAAGCGCTACAAAGCGGCCCGAGTGGTAAAACTCCAGCCCCAGCGCGCTATTTTTGGTCTTGTGCTTGGGCACTTGGCCCACGCCGAACATGTGCAGGCCAGTGCCACTGATGGACACCTCGCACGCAGCGCCAGCAAGGGAGGTGCACAACTCCATTGCAAGGGGTGACCATCCGCCAGGTGTGGTCGGAGTGCCTGCGAGGAGGCAATTGTCAATGTCGAGAAACCAGAATGGGTCAGCCTCGGTGAATACAAAGCCCACAGGGCCGTGCGCGGCCGCCGTGGCATAGTCGGTCCAGATGGCCGGGTCGTGCGCGTTGGCGGGGTGCCCTGTGCGCCAGTCGGTGGGTATTTTGTCGGTCTTGCCGGGGCGGCTGCTCGGGCGCGTGGCGTAGGTGATAAATTGGCGGTGGGCCTCAAAGGGCTGGAGGGCGGTGGGTAGACTCACATCACACTCCCGATAAAGGCTTGGGCTGCTTGCGCAACGATGGCATTACCGTAGGCGCGCAGGCGTCCCACTCGGCCGGTAGCCCCATGAGCCAACGGGAATGTGCCGGGTTCAACTGGCCGCCACTTTCCATCCCGGCAGAGGAGCCAGTCAGCAGCTCCCCAGTGGCCGTTAGTCGGGCTGGTCGGTCCAAGTTCTGACAGGTCAACGCTTCGCCCCACAGCTTCAGGTATTTCTTGCCATTGGTTATCCCGTAACGACCCATCGTTTCGGTTGCTTTCGGCGTCTGCCAGCCCGCTAAAGTCGCATCCTTGGGCAAGTCCTTGCCCTGACAACCCTCGGTGTAGGTGCTCCCGCACTTCGGGTCGGTCGCTCTCGGTGTGCCCCATCCCGCAAGCCACGCCTGTCTGCCCACCGTGTCGTCCCGTATCACTCCGTCCTTGCGCACCATCGACGCCTCCAAGTCGCCCGAATCCTTGTGGTCGCGCGTCGTGGGTGTTGCCCACGACGCCATTGCTGCCGCATGATTGATGGTCACTTGTACTTTTGACCCATTGGGTCGTTTCGTAGCCATCAAGTCCGCAGGTGTTCGACCTCCGCTCGCAGCATGTGCGTCTGGCGTGGGCCATCCCGCCAAGGGAACGATCTCGGTCAAGTACCCGCTGGCCCGGTTGGTCGCCACCCTCGACGGCCGCAACCCGTCCCTGTCGATCATATCCATCGTGTTTGGCGTGGGCCACCCAGTATGTTCTGTCTCGGATGTGCGGAGCACCGACGCTCGCAGCCGGGAACGCAACCGCCCCGAAGGCATAACCCATTGCTTCCACGTCAGCTTGTACAAGGTCGAGCCAAGGTGCAGCGTCTTTAGAAGCAACCTGTTCTCCAAGGACGCTTGGAGGTCGGCACTGGAGGATGAGATGGTTGAATGCAGGCCACAGATGCCGCTCGTCAGCAAACCCATCGCCTTTGCCTGCCGCGCTGAAAGGTTGGCAGGGGCAAGAGCCTGTCCATACTCGTCTATCGTCAGGCCACCCAGCGAGTCGTAGCGCTCGGCTCCAGACTCCGATACCGGCAAAGAAGTGGCACTGTGTAAATTCGCGCAAGTCGTCTGGTTTAACATCCTCAATACTCCGTTCGTCAACAATGCCGTCAGCGATGTGACCGGCTTTAATCAGGTTGCGCAACCATTGGGCTGCGAAGGGGTCGATCTCGTTGTAGTAGGCGGCCATCGTTACATCTCCGCTCCGTCAATTTGCATACCCAACTCACGGGCGATGTGGTGCTCAAGACGTGCGCCCCTACTGCTGGCCCATCCGGGCAACAAGTGCAACGCTTGGCAGTCCATTAGCAAGCGAATGTCTTTGCGTAAATAGAAGTCCCACGATTGGTTTGGCACCTCGTCATGCTCTGCCGGATTGCAAACATCAAACCCTTGCGCCCGTAGTTCTTTGGCTTTGGCGTGAAAGGCTGGAAAGTTTAGTTTAGGGTGACCTGTCATTGGTCCAGACACATAGATTCTCATGCCAGCAGCGCATCCAATGCGTCACGCTTGGCCTTTGGTCCAGCCTCGTGGGCATTGGGGTCACCAGCGGCCAGCCCCTGCGCCAGCACCGTGTGGTTGCCACGGGCCACGGCCGCACGCATCACGGCGCGCCGCAGTGCAGGCATGGTGCCAAAGTATTTGCTTATCAGGCCGGTGCTGCACTTGGCCTCGATGGCGATGGCATCCCGGCTCATGCGGGTGTAGCCGTCCCGTGCTGCCACTATCAGCGCCGCGCTCATAAGCACCTCGCGCTCGTGGATGGGTTTGCGTCCTGCGCGGCCCGTATTTGCTTTGCTCATATTTGTCCAGTAGAAAAAGTGGCGTATCCGCCTGCCAATAAAACAAGCTCGGCCCACCGTGCCTGCGCTCTCTCGTGCTCGTCAGTCATCGAGGGTCGCCACCCCTCGTGCTTGCACTCAATGCTCACAAATTGTCCGATGACTTGGCCCACCATTTCGGGGGTGATGACCACAGGGCGGATGCCTATCAGGTCAGCGGACTTTACACTTTGGTTTACAGCCTTGGAATCGTTGGCGAGCCCGTAGCGCACCGGCACGCCTCGCGCGTCGAGTAGCACACCCACGTTGTTGCGCCACAGCCTCCAGCCCCGGCGCGCGGCCTCCAGCCGGACCATGCTTTGTACGCTTGCCTCGTTCATAGTCTCTCCATAAGTTCGCGCGCCTCACGCGCATTGAGGGTTTGGGCGGTCGCAACGTCCACCCCATATTTCAGGAAGAATCGGCGTTGCGCCATCGGTATCGTGTCACCTGCCGCTGTGGCCGCCCCACCCCACATTGCCATGCGGTTGCGTAGCTCGGCCTGAGCCTCGGCCTTTTCGCGGTGGTGTTTTTTGAGCGTGGCCTGAATCATGGAGTCAGGATGCCAAGCCGGGGGACTATCAATACTGCCACGTAGCCGCTCAAGAGCATCAAAAGTAAGCTCAGACAGGTCACCATCAACAAACTCCGGGGCACTGCGACCGGCAGGCTCCGCATAAAATCCACAGTACGGGCAAGTCGTGTAAACCCTCTCATACGCAGACGTGCACTGAGGGCAAGTGCGGGTAGGAATAATCGAAGCTGTATCGTTTTTGCTACGACGCTCACGGCGATCAAGAGTCCAAGAGCGAGGAGCATCAGGCAGGCCGTGGCGATGCACATTGCCAACATGGTCGATGATGAGAGCATACTTTTTCCCTTCCAGCGGACGCAGCGCGCGCCCAAATTGTTGAGCGTACAGGCCGTAGCTTTGCGTGGGCCGCGCCATGCTGACCACCTCGATAGCGGGGAGGTCAAAGCCCTCGCCAAAGAGGTCCACGTTGACCAGTTGCAGCACCTCCCTGTTGCGGAACCGGCGCAAGATGCTGGCGCGCAGGGCATCCGGCGTTGTGGCGCTCACCACCTCGGCCATCACCCCGGCGTCACGGTAGGCTTTGGCAATATCACCGGCCGCCTCAACGTCCACAGCAAAGGTCACGCCGAGCTTGCCTGGGGCGATGCGCTGGTAGTGCGTCACCACGTCGCCAACGATGTGCGACTTGTGCACGGCGGCCGCCAGCTTGGGAGGGGAAAAGTCGCCCGAGGCACTGAGCGGCACGTCGCGCAAGTCGAGGTCGGATGGGGGCGCAAAGATGCGGTACTCAGTGAGCCTGCCCTTGGCGATCAACTCACGCATGGTCGGTCCCACCACCATGTAATCCATCAAGCCATCGGTGTGCCGCCCGAGGCCCTGCCCGTCAGCACGCACAGGTGTGGCCGTCACGGCGAGGCCCCGAGCGTTGGGAAATAGCGTTATGGCCTTGCCCCACTTGTTGTCAGCCAGCACATGGTGCCCCTCGTCAGTGACAACGAGGGTGACTTGCTGGAGCCACGGGTCATTCTGGTTGTGCCGGATGAGGGTATCCACACCGGCCACTGCAACCTTGCTCATGGGGTCGATGTAATTGCGCTTCAATTCCGCCAGGTGCGCGGTGGTGCAGATGCGCGCCACGGATGCGGGGCCGATGATGCGATGGCGCAAACCGTTGCGAGCGAGCGCCATGCTAATCTGGCTCACAAGCTCTTGCCGGTGGGCGATGGCAACTGACGGACCTACGTTGTTTGCGATCACGTCAGAGAAAACCACCGTCTTGCCGCCCCCGGTGGGCAGCACGGCCATCACGTCGCGCATACCCAACTGCCAAGCTACATAAACTTGGTCGCGGACTTGCTGCTGGTAGTCGTAGAGTGCGATCATTTAGCGGTAGTAGGTAACGCCGTCATTGCACAGGTAGCCCGTCTTTTCCCCCGTGCTACCAATCCCAACTTTTCCATCGGTGCCAACGACTGTCACCCATGAGCTACTGACGTGCGCCACAACCTTGCAATCGTGGCTCGCCTTAAATTCGGCCCAATTGTTGTGGTCGATGATTGCGCAGACCGTCAGCGCTATGACCAGCAAGACGATGCCGGGTATGAACCAGTCCTCAATGTCCATGATCTGTACCTCAGTAAAAATAATTGGTGACAAGGCCGTCATTATGTCCTAGAATTCAACCGCGTCAAGCAAATTTATCAACCCCGAAGGAGTAATTATGGGAATCCGGATTGAGGTCACTGACCTCGAAAATACTGAGCGAAGTGCGCTCATCAAGGCAGCCAAATTTATGCTGGAGTTCGCTGGCTACAGAGTTGAGGCAACCACTCCAGCACCAGCCCCCGTGGCCGCCGCGCCAGCACAGCATGTGTGGCCCGAGGACTTGCCTGCCGACAATGGCCTGCCGGTGCAGGATGCCGAGCCCAAGGCGTCCAACGTCTTTGCAATGCCCGTGCCTACGCCTCCAGCGCCAGCCCCTGTGGCCGCCGCGCCGGTCGCGCCACCTCCCCCGCCACAAGCCCCCGGCATCGAGGTTGACGCCAACGGCATGCCGTGGGACAACCGCATTCACAGTGGTAGCCGCGCCAAGGTAGCCGATGGCTCATGGCGTCAAAAGCGCAACCTCGACCCAAACGTGCTGGCGCAGGTGGAGGGCGAGTTGCGCACGACGATGGGCTTGCCTACTCCTGCACCGACTACCACTGTGCCGGTGACTGCGGCGACCCCCACTGTTCCGGCCACTCCTGAGTCAGCCTTCATTGCCGCCGTGGTTCCGCCACCCCCTGCCGCAGCAGTGCCGGTGCCGCCCCCTTTTGTGCCCAATGCGGAGCCTATTGCGGCCCCGGCCGTCATTACACCGCCCCCACCTACTGCCCCGGCTGGTGCTGTGACGACTGCATCCCCTACTAGCCCCGTCACCTTCCCCATGTTGATGCAAAAGATCACGCAGGCGTTCACAGCCAAGACCCTTGACCAGCCGACTATCCAAGCCGCCTGCCAAGCCGTTGGCCTGCCGTCCCTGCCGATGCTCGCATCACGCCCAGACCTCGTGGCCCAAGTCGCAACCATCCTCGGGATTGCACTGTAATGGAACACGCACTCCTACCCCCATCGAGTGCGTCACGCTGGGTACCATGCCCCGGCTCGGTGACGCTGGAGGCGATGTTCCCCGAGAACGATGCCGACAAAGAAAAAGCGGCCGAGGGCGATATGGCCCACCTTGTCTGCCACACCATGCTTGCCGGTAAGCCCCTGCCGGACGGCGCGACCGATGAGATGGTTGAGGGTGCCGAGATGTACTGCGAGGACATTGAAACTGTCGTCAAGGCTTCCGGCCCCGGCGTTCGTCCCAACATCGAGTACCGCCTCGACAAGACCAATCGGATGCTGTTCGACCCCAACAATTGGGGCACGCCGGACTGCACTGTGAATGCCATTCCGCACAACAAGTTTTACGCTTGGGATTACAAGTTTGGGCACCGCTACGTTGACGTGTTTGAAAACCTCCAACTCATCAACTACACCATCCTGAGCCTGTGCAATGATTTGAGCGGCAAGATACCCGAGGGCATCGAGTGCCACCTGCGCATCGTCCAGCCGCGCAGCTACCACCCTGACGGTCCCATCCGAGAGTGGGTGGTCATGTCCGATGACCTGTGGAGCTACCGTACCGTGCTGGCCGAGTCCGGCAAGATTGCACTGGCCCCCAACCCCCCGTGCAAGACCAATTCGGAATGCCGCGACTGCCGCGCGCGCCACGCCTGCCCAACGCTCCAAGCGGCTGGATACCTGGCGGTTGAGGCCTCGGGCAAAGCCATCCCGTTCGACATGCCAGTGGAGGCAGTTGGTCGTGAGTTGGCGTTGATGCAGAAGGCGGCCGAATTGCTCAAGGCGCGCATCGACGGCTTGGAAAACGAGGTGCTGGGCAACATCAAGCGCGGCGTGCCGGTGACCGGATGGATGACCAAACAAGGCACTGGCCGCAAGAAATGGGACAAGCCTCTGGAGGAGATTGTGGCCCTCGGCCAGATGATGGGCGTGGACGTTAGCAAGCCTGACGCCATCACCCCGACACAAGCTATCAAGGCGGGTATACCTGCCGCAGTTGTTGATAGCTATTCGACCGTCCCCCTCGGGGAGGTAAAACTCGTGCGCGACAACGGCGCACAGGCCCGTAAAGTATTTCAAGGACCAGCAAAATGAACCAATTTACAGCAGCCTATTCAGGCGATGCAGGCGGCCCAATCGGGGGCGTATCTCCAGCCAAAGAACAGGCCATAAAGCAGGCTTGCGAGGCCAATCAGGTCGAGCGCCGCAGTGGCCTCGTTCCTCCCAAGCGCGACCGCATTGTGGCGGCATCCACAGCGCTGTTCATTGCCCGTGAGCGCTTCAATGCGCTGGGTACAACCTGCATACCCAATGACCGCGATGCGCGCCTCCAAGGTCAAATCGCCTATGACGTTGCTCGCGCTGAAATGAATCAAGCGCAACGCGACCTCGACTCCCTCACCCGTTAACTCCAAGGAATTATCATGGCTAGAACCAATTTTACGACGCCCGTTGGCCGCTTGCTCATGGGCTCGCTTTACAAGGCCCAAACCACCGATGCCGAGGGCAAGCCTCTGGTCAACAAGTCCGGCCCCAACATCGGCCAGCCTAAGGTGCAATACTTCTTTGCCGTGGGCATCCCCAAGGGCACAGAGCAACACTGGTCGCAGACCGAATGGGGCTCCAAGATTTGGGCCGTTGGGCACGCCGCATTCCCCCAGCAGGCTCAGGGCCGTGCATTCGCATGGAAAGTTGTGGACGGCGACTCGCAAGAGCCCAACCGCACCGGCAAAAAACCGTGCGACCGCGAGGGCTACCGTGGCAATTGGGTGGTCAGCTTCACCAGTGGCTTTGCCCCCAAGATTTACAACAAGGATGGCACTGCCCAAATTGTTGAGCCCGATGCAGTCAAGCTCGGCTACTACGTGCAGGTGAACGGTGACGTTGACGGCAACGGCTCCAGCCAGCAACCCGGCGTCTTTATCAACCACAGCATGGTCGCACTTAGCGCCTACGGCCCCGAGATTGTGGTCGGCCCCGACGCATCCTCTGTGGGCTTCGGTACCGCACCGCTGCCTGCTGGAGCGATGGCCGCACCGGTCGGCGGATTTAACCCTGTGGCCCCGGCCGCCGCTGCACCGCAGGCCTACCAGCCCCCAGCGCCAGCAGCCGCGTACCAGCCGCCCGTGCCTGCCGCAGCCTATGCCCCTCCTGCACCGGCAATGGCCGCACCAGCCCCCAACCCGGCATTCCTCGCTGTGCCACCTGCCCCGGCCATGCCACCCGTGCCCCTCGCTCCCCCAGCACCAGCACCCAAGCAGATGACCGCCAAGGCCGGTGGTGCCACCTATGAGCAAATGATTGCCGCAGGCTGGAATGACACGCTGTTGGTGCAGCACGGGATGATGGTGTAAGACCATGAACACCCGCAGATACCCCCGCACACTCAATGAGGCCTTCGGGCCTTACACGAGCCACGAGTTTGTGGAGCCCCGCCCTCGGTCACACGGGGTATTTGCGTGGCTGTACGCGGTCGCAGCAATCGCTCTAATGGTAATTTGCTTGTGGCACTGAGCGACCGGCTTACCACGGCCATTAACGACGCAATTGCGGTTGAGTAGCGCCATCTCACGCTGTAGCTCAACCGCAAACTCAAACGGGCACTCTCCCAGCGTGACGAGTGGAGATACAAAGCGCATCATTACCGCGCAAAACTATTGGAGCGAGCATCATGCTCAACGCAATCAAACGAGCTTGGCGAACCTTTGACAAATGGTGCGAAAAGTATTTAAGTGCAAATAAGGAAAACCAATGACACACGTATTCAAAAATCGCTTCACCAATGCCGTAATTTATGAAGGTGAATCGGGGTTGACCACACGGCAAACTCTGGAAAAGGCCACCGCTTCCCGTGCGAACCTGTCCAGTGCGGACCTGTCCGGTGCGGACCTGTCCGGTGCGAACCTGTACGGTGCGAACCTGTCCAGTGCGGACCTGTCCCGTGCGAACCTGTCCGGTGCGGACCTGTCCGGTGCGGACCTGTCCGGTGCGAACCTGTACGGTGCGAACCTGTACGGTGCGAACCTGTCCGGTGCGGACCTGTACGGTGCGGACCTGTACGGTGCGAACCTGTCCAGTGCGAACCTGTCCAGTGCGAACCTGTCCAGTGCGAACCTGTCCCGTGCGAAGTTCGATTCTGATAAAGTGCTCATCGGCAAGCGCCCATATTTTGCGATTGGTCCAATAGGTTCTCGTTGCGCAAACGTAACCCTGTGGTTGACCGATAAAGGGCCGATGGTAAAAGCCGGTTGCTTCACTGGCACGCTTGACGAGTTTGTCGTGGCGTGCGAGCGTACCCACGGTGACTCGGACCACGGCAAAGAGTACGCGATGGCGGTTCTTATGTTTGAGGCGCATATCTCGCTTTGGACGCCAGCAGAATGATCGTCCCACCACCACCAATTTGGGTGCTCGACATTGAGTGCTACGTCAACTATTTTCTCGTGCTGGTGCGCAACGTGTACTCGGGCGAGATTATTGTGGTGTACGAACTATTCAACGATGTGGTGACTGAGAGCAACCCGTTGCCGCCAGGTACGCACATCACTTTCAACGGCAACAACTACGACATGGTGATGCTCGCTATCGCCATCAAAGGAGCAACAAATGCTACCCTCAAACTCGCCAGCGATACCATCATCCTGCGCAACCTCAAGCTTTGGGATATGGAAAGAGAGTTCGGATTTGAACGTCTTGCGCTCGACCATATCGACCTTATTGAAGTTGCTCCCGGCACTGCGGGACTTAAAATCTATGGAGGTCGTCTGCACTCACGACGCCTACAAGATTTACCAATCGAACCTAGCGCCGTCATATCACAAGCTGACGTGCCAGTCCTGCGGCTTTACTGTGGAAACGATCTTGTTACCACCATCGACCTCTACAAACGATTGAAGCCTCAGATTGATTTGCGCGAGGAGATGGGCAAAGAGTTTGGCATCGACCTACGCTCCAAGTCCGATGCGCAGATTGCCGAGGCAGTCATCCGCTCCGAGGTGGAGCGTAGGCTCGCGCAACGGGTCTACCGGCAGGATGTGGACTTAACCTATGAGTTCACTTATCACGCGCCAGCATGGGCCTCATTCCAGACGCCGGGGATGCAGCAAATGCTCGCCATCATCGGCCAGCAGACATTCAAGTTGCGCCGCTTCGCCACCAAAGACAATGCGGTGGGCAGCGTGGAGATGCCCCCGGCGCTCGACTCGTTGCGCATCCGCATTGGGCGCGGCGTCTACAAGATGGGTATCGGCGGCCTCCACAGCAATGAGAAATGCACCGTGCACCACGCACGCCCCGGCCTGCGCATCGTGGACCGTGACGTGACCAGCTACTACCCCTCCCTCATCATCAACGCCGGTATCTGCCCACCCAGCTACGGCAACTCGTTTCAGGCGGTCTATCGCTCGCTGCTGGAGCGCCGTGTGGCCGCCAAGCGCGAGGGCAACAAGGTCATCAACGAGGCTTTGAAGATTGTTTTGAATGGGACTTTCGGCAAGCTCGGCAGCATGTACTCGATGATGTACGCGCCTGACCAAATGATTGCCGTGACACTCACCGGTCAGATTGCATTGCTCATGCTCATCGAGAGCTTTGACGTGAACGGGTTTGAGGTGGTTAGCGCCAACACGGACGGCGTGGTCACGCTGGTGCCCGATGACCGACGCGACCTGTTTGAGGCGCTGGTTGCGGCATGGGAGATGACCACAGGTTTCAACACTGAGGAAACGGAATATGCTCATCTCTACAGCAAAGACGTTAACAACTACATCGCGCTCAAGCCTGACGGCGAGCAAAAACTCAAGGGGCTATACGCGCCGGTCGGGTTGTCGAAAAACGTCACCAACGCCATTTGCGTCAAAGCGGTGCTGGATTATTTGTCGCTGGGTGTGCCGATACAAAATACCATCTATGGGTGCACCGACATACGCCAATTCCTCACGATTCGCCAAGTAAACGACGGGGCTATTTATGGTGAGTCGTACTTGGGGAAAGCTGTGCGCTGGTATTACGCCGCAGGTGAGACTCGCCACATCGCTTACAAGACTAACGGCAATAAAGTCGCCCGATCGGAAGGCGCGCGGCCGTTGATGGAATTGCCCGATGGCATCCCCGCCGACATTGACTATCAGTGGTACATCAACGAGGCCGTGAGCATCTTGGGGGACGTGGGTGGTTAAGCTCTACACGACTGATGACATGGAGGGGGCAGCGCGCCAGCTTGTGGCTACCAATCGCAACGTCATCATCTACATGCAGCACCGCTCGGCACGGCCAATCCGGATGCGAATGAACAAGCTCAAGGATTTGTCCATCGAGTTGTGCAAGGCGTGGCAGCCGATGGCAGCCGGTGTAATCGAGCGCTGGAGTGTCAAAGGGGGCCTGATGGTGTACCGGCCCCACCCCAACAGTTTGAAGGCCGTGATGCCCCCATCCGACGCCATGCTGTTCATTGAAGCGCCCTACATGATTACCGACTTTGAGCGCATCACCGCCAACGTGCGTCAAGAGGTGGTCGTCTACCGTCCGCCGACATGGGAGTTGCACAACGAGACAATTGAGCATCTGTTCCCGCACGCCGGTACCTACCTGACGTTGGACTCGATTTTAAAGTCACTGGTGGGCCGCGAGTTGACGGAGGAGATGCAGGGCGCTCTCGACGCAAGTGGCTATCCGCCAGGTAAAACGGCGGTATTCACAGCATGGGACATTGAGCAACTGACCGGCTGGAATGAGCGCTTCCTGAAATACGCTCTGTACCACCGGTATCTGCGGTATTCCATTCGGTACCACATCTATTCGGTGCGCTTCCCGCCCGACGACGAGGCCATGCGCTGGGCCTACGACATTTTGAGGGAGCAACCCGAGGTTGCGCGCGGCCAATATGCGCTGCGTGATGACCGGCCAAAGGGGCCGTATGTGCTGGGCTTTCAGCAGCAACTCAAGCGCCTCAAGCGGTTCAATTACATCGTGCGCGAGGACAATATCTACGTCATCAATCTCAGCGGCCCATCGCTGCAAATTGACAAGCTCGATGCGATCAACAATATGTACCGGGGACGCTGGTTCAAACTCAAAACCCTCATTGACGAGGCCCCCGAGTATTGGCTCTATGACTGATATTCAATCTGCACCGCTCGCACCGACTTTATGCGGGGAGCGTTCTGCTGGTACAACTCGTTGAGTTCGGCCAGCACCTGTGATTGATCGTTGGCACCGGCCTTGGCCTCGGGTGCGCCGCGTAGCGCAATGGCGGCCTTGAGCTTCACCTCTTTTTCAGCGGCGGACATTTTGGAGCCGTCGTCGCTCACAATGGCCTCGGTCGCAATCTCGTGGATAACGCTCAAAGCCTCAAGCCTGTAGCCCTTGGTCAGGCGCTCAAGCTCATCCTCAAATTGCTCATCGGACAGGCGCTTGTAATCGGCGCTGGTCTTGACGGTACCGATGGCCGCGCAGAATGCTTGCAGATGCTCAGACGCGCGGATGTAGCCGTCCAACTCACGCCCGGTGACCCCAAGGTAGCTGGAGGCCACGAAAAGGTCGCCACGGGCCGACATGAGGGCCGCAGTAACCGTGTCCTCGGAGATGAGCCCCGCGCGCAATGCTTCCCGTGTCATGTCAATACTCCAAGCCCTTGGCGTAGCCCATCGCGTGGAGCTTGGGCAGGTGACGCTTCATGCGCCCCGCGCCAATGTCGAGCCGCCACATCGGATTGTTGGGAATTTTCACCTTGTCCACAGCGCCATATGCCGAGCGCCGTGCCGCTGTGATCGTCTTGCCGGTCCCTGTGACCACCAGCGTGTAATCGCCACAGGTGACGTACCCCGGCGTGTCCATCACCTTGTCGCCCACCATCGTTGGGGCCTCGCCAATCATCACCTCGGACAGGTGGATGTGGTCCATGTCGTCAGCACCGCGCACGGGGATGCCGCACAGGTCTTTGTTGGTGATCTTGGAGTACGGGAAGTCCGGCAGGGCCACGACGATGCTGATACCCACCTCGCCCTCCACAGCCTCGATGGTATCTTTGCCGTTGAGCCCATCGAGCATCCATTGGATGGGGTCGTCATTTTTGATGTGGGCCGTGACGTTGTGCTTGGTGGGCCAGCCGTCGCGCATGGTCCATTCCATCGGCCACGGGCCTTGGGCGTCGATGATGCAGTTGTTGTCGATGTAGCCCACGTAGCCGAGCTTGTCGAGGATGGGGCCAACAGGCTTGAGCACTTCCTCGGCCAGCCGCGACTTGGTGGTCATGCGCGAGAGCGTACCCATCTCACCAGTGGCAACCCCGAGGTCACCATCCATGAGCTTTTTGTACTCCCAATTTTCGTAAAACCACTTGCTCCAGCCACCGGGGCCGTACCAGCCGCCAACGGCCATCTCGACGCCGTACTTGCGCTCTTGCAGAATGAAACCGTCCTTTTTTGCCGCTTTGCGTAAATCCTCCCGCTGCTTCCAGCGCCCGAGCATGTAGACCAGATCAGCAGGGTCGCTCGCAACATAGCTCAGTGCTTTGTTGGCGTCACCTGACGGCTTGCTGACTAAAAACTCCGGGTTCTTTTTGACAAATGCAATGGCTGCATCGTAATCGTTAAACGCCTTGGACTCCATAATTTTGATGCCGCTTTGCTTCATGGCCTTCTGGCCTGCATCTCGGTCGGTTTCCAGCTTGGCGGCTTCCACACCTGGCGCGAGGATGGGGTAGCCTTGCTTGCGGTACGGCTCCAGCATATCGAGCCACCGGGTGTTGTCCGGCAGATAGATGAGGTCGGCCCAATCGAGCCACTTGCGCTGTATCTCGCCAAAGTCGGTAATCTTGTCGATCATGCCCATACCGGCGAGCCGGGGTCCGCCATCTGGCCGGGGCCGGTCGTACCACTTCACTTGCCACCCGGCCATCTTGGCGCGCAGGGCCATGTCAAGGCAGTTGCTCGACGTGTCGATGATGAGGAGGCGCTTGCTCATGGCATAAACGCGAACCACGCCTCAAGTGCAAACCATGCGATCACGGCGAGGGTGAGTAAGATCATTGCAGTACCCCTTTGGCTTCATATCCGGCTCCGACTGCCGCAGCGCCCCAAAGGAATTTCTTTGCCAGAGCACGGGCCTTGTCGGTCTTTTGTTGGAGTGTACCCGCGCGCTCAATCAATCCGATGGCTGCTTTGTACTTTGCCGGGTCAATATCGGCCATCGATTGACGCAGGGCGGCCACGTAGCTCTCGTAGGCCTTTTGCTTGGAGCCGTGGACATAATCCACCTCGGCCTGTGCCATCGCCTTGTCCACGCGCGCCTTGGCCCCGGCAGCGGCCTTGGCCTCACCACCGGCAGCCTTGGCTGTGGTTGCTGCACGCTCGCCCATTGCGGCCACGCGCTCCTCACCGGCAAACTGGCCTGCGAGCTTTTTGCCCACGCCCGGAACGGCTTGCAGTGTGGCCGCCATCTGAGGCGCTTGTAGCGTCTTTGCGGCGGCCGCGCCGGTAGTTCCAGTCGAGCCCCGTGCGCTTTCCATAATCCAATGCTCGACCATCTGGTCAACCTGCGCCTGTGCGGCCTTGCGTGCGGCCGGAGCAGCATTCTTGCCACCAGAGATGGCGTCCACCACGAGGTCAATGCCGTCTTTGGTGCTGAAAAGTCGTTGAGGAAGGTTTTGGGCGGCAATCTTGGAGTAGGCCTCACCCTTCAACCCGCCCTCAGTGCCGGTCACAGCCTTGCCGATGCGGGTTGCCAGCGATTCAAGCGGCTGGGACAACTCGGCGTATTTGGCGGCCGCAGCGGCGTGCTCAGGCACAAACTTGGCAATCTGCGCGTCGAGCCCCTTGGACAGGTCTAGCGCGGCGCGGCGGACGATGGCGTCGTAGCCCTGCAACTCGCCGGAATAGGCAATGTCTTTGAGGTACTTGTTGGAAAGGTCCAATTCCTTGTACGTCAGGCCTGCTTTTGGGGCCGCTGGGGCCTTTGGCGGGGCGAGCCGACTGGTTACCTTACCTTTGCCCAACGGGGCGGCCACAGGGGCTTTTTCCTCGATGCCACTGACGGCATTGATGAGCTTGGACAACTGTGAGCGCAACTCGGGGATGTTCTCGGCCCGGTCAAGCAAGTTCTGCACCTTGGGCGTGATGCCAGACACGTCAATGCGTGCACCATCCTTTTCGCGCGCGGCCGCTGCTTTTTCAGCGTCAGCGTACAGGCCAGCGGTGCCCTTGGCGCGCGCTTCCTTGGCGGTGTCATAGGCCCCGCTCACGGCGGTGCGGACATTCTGCCCCTGCACGTCAAGAGTTGGGCGGCCGCCCCGCTCGGCCATCTGGTCGAGGTTGCGTTGCACGGCCACGGCCACGCTCTCGGCCTGTGAGGCTTCCTGCGCCTTGGTAGCGGCGGTGCGCCCGAGTGTGGATGACTCTTGGGACAGAGCGCCTTTGGTCGCAGCAAGCGCTTCCTCGCGCGCACCAGCAGCGGGTGTGCCCCGCAAGGTATCCACAACGCCGCGCACTGCCGGGGGCACGCTGGGCATCGAGGGCATGGGAACTCGGGGGATGGCTCCGAGCGCTGGGCGCGCAAGTCCTGCGGCCTCGCCAACACCCTTGAGCAGCGAGCCATACCCGCCAAACTCTGGCCCGAGCGCCTGCGCGGCCTCACCGGCTTGGCCGATGCCTTTGAGCACGCTCTGGCCGGTTTCGGTGCGGGGCGCATACGTGTCGGCGGCGGCGCGCTCCATAAACGTACCTGGCGGACGTGCGCCGGTACCGGGAAGGCTTTGGATACCAGCTTTCGCCAGCGCCGGGATGCTGCTCAGTACGGACAGGCCAGCCTCACCAACACCCAATAGCTTGGTGCCCCAGCCCTCGGGCTCAGGCGCTTTGACTGCGGCCCCCGGCATCGGCTTGCTTCCGGGGATGGCGTCAGCGCCGGTAGGCTGGGGAGCCTTGGCCGCGAGGTATGCGTCGGGGTCAAATCCGCCACTGGATTGCTTTTTGGCGAGGTATGCGTCGGGGTCAAAAGGCATGATTACATCCCGTGCAATTTGAGAATCTGTGCAGCACGGGGGTCATTCGTGTTGGCCTTGGCCCATGCGATAGCCTCGGCGTCCTGCCCTGTGGATGCCGCGCCTGCGCCGGTACCGCCCATTTGGGCCTTGACACGCTTTTGCTCATCGGCCATCGAGTCGCGGAAGGCCTTAATGTCCAGCTTCATACCGTCAATTGCGCCAAGCAATTTGTTGACCGGCATGTTGCCGTTGACCAGTGCGTCGGCATCCTCCTTGTGCGTGGCGAGCATCTGCGCGTTGGAGCCTGCGGCGGTCACAGCCTTGATGTACTCGCGGCCGTAGGTCTTTGCCAGCACGTTGAGTTGCTGCAACTCGCGGTTGTCGCCGTACTTGGAGGACAGATCGTTGAGCAAGCGGTTACCAGCCTCCCCAGCAAACGAGGTATTGATCTTCTTTGCCAGCGGGACGATGGTGGAGTCCACCTTTTCCAGCGCACCGGTAATCTGCTCGACGTTTGTGCGACGCACCTCAAGGTTGCGATTGGCACTCACAGCGCCCTTGTATCCGCCCTGCTCGGCAGCAATGTCACCACCGCTCATGCCATCTTCCTTGGCGAACGTAGCGACCCACTTGCGCCATGCCGCCTTGCCAGCCTTGTCGCCCATTGCGAACTGAGGAGCGGTACCCTTTTCCTTGAAAATGTCGTACCAGACGCGAGCCTCCTCACGGTCGGCCAAGTCGGTGGACTGAGGTGCTGCACCGGATGCCGCCTTTTGGCGCGCGGCTTGCAGGCGCTGGGCCGACAACTCGATGCGCTTGTCGCCTTGTCTGCCTAATGTTGCGTCTCGGGCTTCCTTGGCTGCAAGTGCGGCCTCCTTTAGCGCCAATTCAACTTGCTTCATACCTTGGGTGAATTGAACGCCTTGCTCGCGCATCTGCAACAGTTGCTCGTTGGCATTCTCTTTGATGATGGGGCTCAATTGCGCCAGCACGCCAATGCGATCAGCGGCAGGTACACCCTGCTGGTCCATGCGCGCGATCAATTGCTCCAGCATCCCCACCGGGCTCTGCTTTGGCGCGGCGGCCGGGGCCATCGGCGTGCCACCCACAGGGGGCGGGGCTCCGGGCGGCTGCATGTCACCGCGGGCTTGCGGGTTCGGCTGGGGCGACTGCTGTGCAAGACTGCGGTAGGGCGGGATAGGCTGTGGTTGCGGCGGCTGCATGGCCTGCTGTGCACCGGGGGTGAACATCTGCGGCGGCTGCTGGCCCATCCCTTGACCTTGCGAGAACATGGGCGGTGCTGGTGGGCGCATACCTGGCGGTTGCATGGGCACGCTTGGCTGGCCGGGGCTGGGCGTCTGCGCCACGGGTGGTGGAGGGGTCAGCAGGTTACCTGCTTGCTCGGCGTTGCGCAGGCGTGCAGCCTCTTGCGCACGGGATGTTTCCATCTGGTACGCCTGATATTCCATCGCCTGCTTGCGCTGGGCAGCCAGTTGCTTATCAATGTCGGCTTGACGCGCGTACTCCATAGCGCCGAGAGCGCCTTGGGCCATGCCGGGTGCGAAGATTGGCATAATTTATCCGAGCCAGTTGGTGTCACTGCCAGTGGTGTACCCCTGCGTGTTAGCGCTGGTGTAGTTTGCGTAGGGGCTTTGCGATATTGGGGTGCCCTGATTGCCACCGCTGAAAATGTTGCTCCCGTACTGATTCCACAGGCCGGTACCAATCTGGCCGAACAGTTGCGCCTCTTGAGCGTTCTGCGCCGTCTGCGCGCTGTAGTTGGCCTGCTGTGCACCCTGACCAGCGTTCATGTAGGGAATGGCCTGAGACATTTGGTTGCCGTACATGCTCTGGAGCCCTGCCATCTGCGCTTGGTACTGGCCTGCGGCAGCTCCCGGCTGCTGGGCGGCATACTGCTGCGCCTGCATGGGCACAGAGCCCGACTGACCGTAATACCCGGCACTGGCCGCACCGGCCGCCAGCGCGGCGCTCTGGTCCTGCCCGTACATCTGGTTTGCTTGGCTCATCCCTTGGATACCTTGGGCTTGGCGCGCAAGCTGGGCGTTCTGCCAGTTAATGTCGAAGTTGCCCATTGCCTGAGCTTCCTCCATGCCACCCACAGCGCTGTTGCCAAGGCCTCGGGCCGCCTGACCGGCGCGCACTTGATCTTGGAGCGTTTGCTGCGTTTGCTGGAAAAGAGCGCTCTGCGGGTCCATCGCCGTCTGGTACATCTGCTGACCGGCCATTTGCGCCTGCTGGGCTTGTTGACCATAGCCTTGCATCTGCTGACCGGCAAGTTGACCGGCCTGACCGTACATCTGGCCTGCCTGCTGGGAGGCCTGCAAATAGGGCTGGTAGTTCATGCCCTCCATTTGCTGGAGCGACTGCTGGTAGTAGGGGCTGGTTTGCTGCTGTGTTTGATTGGCGAGGCCTTGCTCGGCACCAAACGCTTGCTGCCAGCCCGTGTCAGCCGCGCCAATGCCCGTGGGTACGTATTGCTGGCCGCCACCTGAGGCACCTCCACCGCTGCTGGAGCGGCTACCTCCACCACCCAATAAGCTGGGTAATACGGCCCCAGCTACACCGCCTGCTACTGCGCCCCATGTCATGGTTGCACCCCAATCTTTAAAAATTGCTCGTATTCCTCGTAGGACTTGGCAATTACCTCGTCCTCGATCTTCGCCAGATCAGTCTCGGCGGTCAAATGAATGGTCGTCCACACTGCGTCCGTTTCGGCCAATACGGCACGTTTTGTTCCCGGCTCAGACACCATTGTCAAAGGGCCGGTAAGACGTTCAACGCCTTGCGATTCAGTCAACACCAGCACCGTACCTGCTGACAAAATGTTAAGGTGCTTGTGCTTGTGAATTTTACCGACGATGCAAGTGCCTGCGGGGATGTTTATGGTACGGGCATACACACCGGGTGCAAAGACGTGCTGCAAAGGGCACTCAACCTCGGGAGTAGCACCCAATGCGTATTCAAGGCTGTAGAGCTTGTGGCGGACACTATCAGGCCCAAACTTTTCGGCTTCAAGAGCGGCCTTTTCGCACACGGCGATGCGAGCGTCACCTGTAGGCAAATCACCCTTGGTGAACTCCACAGCGGCGAGGCTATCCCCACGCAGGATGAGCGTTTCGCCCTTGCAAAATGTTTCGATTCTCATTTTTTGTGCTTTGCTTTGTAGGCAGGTAAGTCCTCGGAATGGAGCGACTTGACGCCGGGGATTTTGGCGATCTTGGCCGCCTCGGCGCGGCTCAGGAATTTGCTGTTGCCATCGGTGAAGCCTCGGGTGCCTTTGGCCCCAATCTCAACGTGGCGCATACCCGGCTTGGGAGCGGTGACCACACGGCCGGTTGCAGTTTTGATGGCGGGTTTCATTGGCTGTTCCCCTCGGCAATGGCCTTGTTCACCTGCCCGTGCTGCCAGCTTGTCACCCCTAGGATGGCACCCAGCATGAGGAATGCGGCCTCGGGCACGCTGGGCACCGGCATGTGGGCCAATGGCAGCACAAAGTAGATGCCGATTACGCACGCCACGGTAGCCAGTGACTCGATAGCGTGGTGGTTCTTTTGCAGCCAGCTATCGCCCCGCGCGTCAGCTTGGAGCGTGGTGTTGACCGATGTGACCACCTGAGCGGCGGCCTGCACCTGCGCCGTCTGGAGTTGCAGCCCGTATTGCGCGAGGTGGTCTTGGAGTTGGGCCTGAATGTCAGCCAGCTTCACCTTGTCGGCACCACTCACACCGGCCACGGCATCCTTGACGGCCTCGACCGTGCTGGAGCCAAGGCCCATCTTCCCAGCAATGAACTCGGCGGCCATACCGGCCAGCGGGTTTGCCACATCGAGCACCTTCAACAATACTTGGGTTGCGTCCATGATGCGCTCCTATGCCAGCGTGCCGCCAGCGGTTGTGTAAGCCAGTTGCAGGTCGGCCAAATGGTTCTCGTGCTGGGCGTATCCCGCGCCAGGTAGCGAGGCCCAAATGTGCGCGCACTTGGCAACTGCATCGGCAAAGTTGCCAGCGTTAATGTCGTCCAGAGCGTGGCACTCTTTGAGGTATTGCATCGCCACCTTGTCTTGCGAGTCCGGGCCAAAGTCGGGCAGCCCCAACATACGCTCGTAGTAAACCCAATAGCGGTGCAGGATTTGGTAGCGACCGGCAGCGGTGCTATTGCACTGCGCGTTGAGGATATTGGGGTGCTCGGCATAGGAGTCGAACAGGAGCGGCTTGGAGGCCGTAGCCCCCACCAGCACGTTGTAACCGTTGTCACTCACAGCTAGCAGGCCTGCGCCAATCTCGCTGTGTGCGATCATGTCGAGGAAGGCTTGTTCATTGGGGGTCATCGGGTCACCTATGAGAATTTGATATGGGCCGCAAACCACGCCACAAGCGCGCCAACGGTCGATGCGATACCGGCGAGCAACATGATGGTTTTCCAGCCCCCTTGGGCTTGCTGCATCATGTCACGCATGGTTTCAACCGTTAGTTTGAGTGTGTGCACGTCCTGCGTCAACTGTTCGACTTGTGCCTCCATTCGACCATAGTCACGGCGGTCAATTTGGTCATCACTCATTTATTTCTCCGATAGCGCTTTGTTAGTTACAAATCGCAGTGCCGAAGTTAGGTAAGAGATTTTTTTATCCGTCATGTCTGCTCCTAATTAATCGCCGGGCCTTGTGCCGAGAACCCATTCCAAGAAACACTAACATCACCACTAAGTTGGATACCATTAGTATAGACACCTGTTCCTGTGCCTTGTGCAGTACCTGTAAGTTGCAGTACGTTTCCGACAATGGCTGCTGAAACTGTAAACAACGTAATTAACGCTTGTCCAGCATTTCCTGCAATTGGTGTTGATAATGTTGTAACAGGAGTGCCAATAGTGTACGTTCCAGTTTTGGTAGAAACAAGATCAATATAAGCCGTAACTCTAGCAACACATGGAGCATCAGATTGTGTATCAACTCCGTAGGTAGTTAAGATGCCATCCACTTTAACCGAAACAAACCCTGCATTATTTCCAGAAACCACAGCAGGTAATGGCAAATAATAAAAGATTACTCCACCAGCTACGTTAATCGGAGTTCCAATATTTAATGAATTTTTAGCTGTGTTATACCCATAATAAATATCTACCTGATCTGTCGTGTAATTAGTATTGATTACACCCGGCACAAGAGCCGCTGGAAATCCTCTAATTCCCCCATACAAATTTAAATTACAGTTTTTTACAATACCCGTACCTAAAACTATATTTCTTCGCGCAGTTCCTGCATCTCCATTAATAAGTTTAATATCACAGTCAATCAGAGTGTGGTTAACTAAACCAATCATATAATCGTTTGTGGTTGCACCATTAGCAGCAACAAACACATTAACATTCATAGCTTGGACAGTGTTACCCATAGCCATATATCGAACAAATGTTTCAATTAGCCCCGTATGTTGAATAGTAAAACAAGGTGAGCTAGAACCCGTTTCAATTGCCCACACGTTCGTACCTGTTGTATCACTATCCCAAGGAGATAAACTACTTGTCATGTGGACGTTTGGCATAGACAGAGAGTTAACCCCATCCATAAACAATGCAGGACACCAATAATTCCACGCTTGCAATGTCGTCTTTCCACCAAAAGAAAGCATTCCAAACGATACCGAAGTAACAGAAACAGCTACATAGGAGGTTATTGTGACCCCGTGAAAGGCTCCAATACGAGTAAGCATTAAAGGAGTATTGGTTGCAAAATAACCGTTGATGTAACTGTTATCTTCACCTTCTGCATTAAATACACCTATGGTTCCAAAACCATTGTTAGCAGTATGAATACTTTGAAGCTCACAAGTAACATCTTCAATTCGCAAGAAATGGCAATAATTAACTTGAAGCCCACGAGCGATCTGCCAGCCAATAATGCTTGGTGTTGCCCCTACTGAAACAACATAAAAATCCCTAAAAGTAAGAAAGTTTGAACCAATACAGTCAAACAACCTACTTCCCGTTTGAGCGTTAAATACCGTGCCTTGGCCTGTTCCTATCAAATGAATGTACGCTCTGCTGGTAGAGTTATCAGAAGTTAAATTGATAGCAGTTTTAAATAGATAGGTTCCAGCAGGAAAAAATATCTCTCCACCACTTTTTGTGGCTAAATAGTCAATTGCCGTTTGAAGTGCAGAAGACAAATCAAGCGACCCTGTACGAGTCAACACTTGGGTAACTTGTGCTGCTGTCATAAAGTCCAGCACACTCACACTCTCCCGCAGCTTGGCTTGGACTGTGGTAGGGACGGAGCCTGTGCCTGCTGGGGTGTAGACGGCCGATGTTGCAGCTGTTGTCGGACTCAAAAAGTCGGTACCGTCTGTGGCCCCGATGGTGCCCCCAAAGCCGTCACCCTTGAGCATCAGCGTGCCGACTGTGGCTGGGCAAGCATTGCCATTAGTTTGAGCTTGAATCCAAGAAAACAGGCTCATGACGACTGTTGCGTCCTCGACCTGACCATTGGCGATAGTGGCCGGGAATGTTCCGATGATTGACATATTAAGCCTGCTGTAATGTGTAGCCCGTCTTTTGCGCGCGAGCAAAGAACGTGCCAATTGAAATACTCGGGCCTGCCGGACAGGACACCTCGATTGCCATTTTATTGAACACCAACGGAATGGGCCAACTGATTTTGTAAGTGTACGGCTGGTTGCGTGAGCCGCGCCAGCGTGAGCCGTCACCCCAAGTATTTGCGCCCCACACCCCACCGCTTTGAGCCGTTGTGATCGACGTTGAGATGATGTAGTTGGCTTGATCATCATAGACTGTTATGCCATAAGTGGCCGATGGGCCGACTGATGACAACTCGATGGTGGACTCCACAACCTGCTTCATTGCCATCTCGTCATGCTTTGGCAAATCTGCGCTCACCATGTCAATGTTAAACTGGAGGCCATTGTCGGTGTAGACCGTTCCGGTAATGGGAAATGGGTTTGATGCAAACAGTTTTGCACCTGACCCGGTACCGCTGACAATGAAATAATTTCCCGCTGACGATACGCAGTCGTAATTGAAAGTGTGAGGGCCATTCCATCGCAACTTGCGAGTGTCAAACCAGTAGTCGTAAAGGCCGGTGACCCCATCAATAATGGTCGGCATACAGATGCGATAAATGTTGCCTGCAAATGCACCCGCCACGCGCGTTGGGATGGTAACGTAGCCGAATGGCTGGCGTAGGTGAGGGGTTGAGCCCGGACCAGCCATATCGCCGGTCACAGGCACCACGGCACCCATTGCCGTTACAACATAGGCTGCGTCAGGGCCTGCGAAAAACGTGCCGAGGGGTGATGGGCAAATTGAGCGTGGGCAGGCCGAGCCGATGTTGAGGGATAGGTAGTTTAGTGCCAGTGAGCCGGTCACAGCGGCGTCCCCTGTCACCTGCCAGATTTGGGTAGTCTTGAAGGCCAGCAAGGCGCTTATAACACCCCCGCTGGTTGTCTGCACCGGCAAGCCTGACAAGGCAACTATGGGAGAATTGTCGCCCAGCGTTAGTGATTGCCCCGCGTTGGTCGCCGTGGTCGGCAAAAGCACGTCACTGTAGTACGCTGCATTACCGCACACAAAGTACGCACGGTTGTTCAAATTAGCAACTGCGGTCGGTACGCTTGGCAAAGCATGAGTCGCCAGGTTCGTAGTGCTGTAGGTCATAGTGCTCAAATTTATGAGCCCAAAGAATTTAGTGCCAGTTCCTGCGTAGCCGGGGTGCGTGATGACCAAATATGTTCCAACGACTGCCAATGTTGGCGGTACCCACGGGCCACTGGTTGACGGGCTCGCTGGTCGGCCCTCGGAATTACCTGCTGTGACCCCACTGATTGCGACAAAGCTAGAGGTACTCAAGTCGTAGCAAAAAGGTTGATCTACACCGGCTGTAAGCCCTGTGGCAACCATCCCGTAGATGCGAGTTCCAATGGTGGTTTGAACGCTGATAAAGCCGGGAGTGGTGAATCCTGCAAATGAGGTTAGGGCACCATCCACGCCGGGGCGCGCAATTACCAACTCGGGGTTGGACTGGTCAAATACGAGATTTTGGAGCTTGCGGCAGGCTCCGGGGAATGTATCAGTCGAGTCAAATGCGTCCGCCAATCCCTTCGCAGTGAATCGCAGTACGGCACTCTCGGGAATTGGCATTGGGCACCTTTAATACGGTTCGACTTTGGTTGGTCTGAGTGACCCGCCGACGCGGAAACGCCGGGGGTCGAGTTGCACCTCTTTGACCACTTGCTGCTCATCCCCCTCCATGACGAGGTGGACGCCAATCATTTTCTCACAGATTTGTTCAAACCGGTCATAGCGCGTGTCGTCGGTGATACGCATCATGCGCGTGGCCGTAGCCTGAATGAGATAGTCCTGATCGTTGAACCACGGCACCGTCGAGCTTGTCTCGGGGGTGGTAATGTCGGCGCGCTGCACAAAGTAGCGGTGCTGGAGCGTGAGGCCCGTATTGGACTGCGGGTAGATGTAGAGCAAGCCGGACGGCGTATTGGGGCTCAGGGCCTCAGGAGACAGGTCGCTTGCCCACTCGTAGGGGTAGTTGCTGGTCGTGCTTTTGTTGGGCTCGGAGTCGAACTGCTTGCGGTTGGATGGTTGGAGGAAATACGGCTGGTCATTGATGTAGTACATCAACTCGTAGGTACGCAGGTAATCGGCCTCAAGGGCAAATGGCCCATTGGTGTTGGCGGTCACAGGGATGGTCGTGCTGACCAGATTGACCTTGAGGTTGCGATGCAGCACCAAGTCCGAGAGGACGAGATTGAGTGCCCGTCCGCCCTGACTTGTGAAGCCGGGACACTTGGCAATTGCCAAAGCGTCCGCGACTATCTGTGCTGCTGTGAGTGCCATTTATTTTCCAACTGCGGCACGGGCCGCTGCGATCTTGCTACGGCCAACTTCAATGTCGTCAGCGTGCTTTTTCACGTTAATGTCCATCACATCGAGCGCTTGCTTTTCCTGAGTGGACACCTTGCCGCCTTGGGCCTTCTTTTGCAAGAGGACCGCGTAGTGCTGCTTGATTTCGTCAAGGCGCTTGATGCTGTTCTCCAGCACGATTTCAAGCTCGGGAATCTCGGCACGGGTGCGCTGGCGGTCAATGGCATCGTGCAGGAGGTCCACACGCTGGTTCACGGACTCGATGGACTCACCCTCGTACAGGTAGCCCGAAAAGGTCACCTGCTTGCCTTGGGGAAGCGTGGCTTGGATGGTGAAGTTGCCAGTGACGGCAACACCGTGAAGGGGGGATTCGGCGGGGGCCGGGTGTTTATCGGTCATTTTTGACTCTCAGGTTACGGGTGGTTAATGCCGTGCACGGGCTGCGGCGGCGGGGCTCATGAGGTGCTTGGCCGTGGGTTTACGGTAAGCGTTCTCATTCTCGGAGTGGATTGACTTTTCGTGGTCCCAGCACCTGGCGACACGCGACTTTAAATCCACCAATGTGGCTTGGTCCACCTCGTAGGTTTGACCGTGGTAATAGGCAATCCCGTTGGTCATCAGGTTGGTGCCTGCGCCAGCGGGAATGTCAATGGTGTAGTAGAACGTGGGAAACTCCACATCCTTGAATTTCTGCTTGCGCTCATCCTTTTCGCCGGGATTGAGGCAGACGTTGATGGTGACTGTGTTGCCGGTGGGTTGCTCCTCGGCGCTGCCCATGAAGCTCGACGCGGCAGCAATGCTGGTCGCCATCTCTTGAGCTTCGGTCTTAGCAATCTCGGCCTCGGCCAGCTTGGCCTTCAACTCGGCAATCTGCGCGAGCAAGTCTTTTTCAGCGGTAGCCATTATTGGCCTCCAAACACGGTGGTAACGGTGACCGGATGGTCGGCGGATGGTCGGCCAAAAGACCGACGCTCAACGGCGTGGATGACGTTCTCGGCAGCCGTAACGACTTCCTGAGCGGCTTCCACAGCCTCGGATTCAAGCTGGTCGAGCAAGCTCTCGGCCGGTGCCTCAGGCGCAGGGTCGGGCGTGGTTGGCTCCACTGGAGCGGCCGGTGCCTCAGGCGCAGGGTCGGGCGTGGTTGGCTCCACTGGAGCGGCCGGTGCCTCAGTCTCAGGCGCAGGGTCGGGTGTGGTTGGCTCCACTGGAGCGGCCGGTGCCTGAGTCTCAGGCGCAGGGGTTTGAGCTTGTTCGTCCATCTTGATTCTCCTAAAAAGGGGTGGGAGCCATCAGACCCCCACCAAAGGCCCCGAATTATTCTGAGGCGGTACCGGCAGTGTAGGTCGCACTGAATGCGCTACCGGACTCGGTACGAGCCATGTAAGCGTTATTCAGAATGATCGTACCGTACATCATCTTCCAGCTAACCACACGAGTTTGGTTCATGGGGTCAGACTTGTCAGCTTGACTCAGATAGTTGTACTCCACGTCATCGAGCACCACTTGGCCGTAGGCGTCGGTGCCAAAGAAGAACGTGGGGAACACGGTCACGCCGGTCGCAGGGGCTGCGGGAGGCGTTTGCGATGCGCCGATACCGGTCACCACAACGGTTGCGCCAGAGGCCAACTGAGTCGCGTTGCCAGCCAGAGGGCCGGTAGCGGGACCAGAGGCGGACAGGCCCAAGTTGGTCGGGGCAGCCGAGGTACCAACGTACACGTTGAACACGTAGCCTGCCAGAGTTGGCATCGTCAAGCTGATAGAGCCGGTGGGGCCTGTCACAGAGATGGATGCGGACACCTGATAGATGCGCTGCTCAACGGAGGTCGCGGCCGGAGCGCCGGTCACCTGCACGTAGTAGGTACCAGTCGCCAGTGCACCACCGGTTGTGGAGGCTGCACCGTTGATCTGAGCCACGCCAGTCCAGTACGGAATCATGTTGGACTTGCAGAAGCGCGCACCGCCCCACTCGCCAAGGTCGTTGTTATACAGGCGGTTCAAATCGCTGTAGGACCATGCCGTGGCGATGGTGCTGTTCTGACGCAAATCTTGCGCAACCAGAGGGTGCACGAGAGACACGTAGTGAGGCATCACATTGGGGGCCTTGGACTTGGTGCTGGAGGTGAAGCGGGTTGTGGAATCCGCGTCGAGCTTCATTGCGATGGCGTCGTCACCATTGAAGGTGGGGGCACCAAAGGTTTCCAGCGCGCCGACGATCTTGCCGATTTCGATGGGGCTCATCACATCGGTTGCAATCAGGGACGCACGGTTGGCCTTGCTGTTTGCGTAGTTCACCTGCGTGCCGGTCAACAAGATGTTGAACACGTTGCGCTCGATGGTTTCCGGCTGCTGGATACCAATCAGGCGGATGGCCTGTTTAAACAGGGGGTGCTTGATGGTCATGTCGGCAACGTCAGTCACGCGGACCAAATCCCCCCACTGCTGGGCAGTAGCGGAAACCTGTGCAATCGTGATGGACTCACCTGAGGCTGCAACGCCTTCGGACAGGGGCGCAAACGGCAGGGGTAAACGCTCATAACGTGTTGCGATGTACTGCACGCCCGATTGCTTTTCCAGTTTCAGCGGCTGGCCGAATTGGTAGGCAACAAGCTGGCGCTGGGCAATGCGCAACACTTCCTCGCGGATGTGAAGCTCAATGTCGTTGGCGATGGTTTGACCAGACGAGCCAGGGCTGTAGTTGGTCAGACCGGGGGACAGGTAGCTGCCAAATGCGCTGGCGATACCGGACAGGATGCCCATGAGGGCGAAGTAAACAGTTTTCATGGCGTAACTCCTAGATGCGAACATTTTCAAGCCGCTTCGCACGCTTTTCATGCTCGCTCATGCGTCCGCTTCCGGAGGAAGGAACGTCTGACCGGGCCGAGGCGCGCGGGGCGGCAGCGGGTTTTGTACCTCCGCTCTTGCTAGGCTTCAATTTTCCCGAGAGCATGTCCTCACCCACCAATATCGCCAGCAATTTCTCGCGTGGCGCATTGGCACCTCGGCTACGCATGTCCTTGAGCATGTCCTCCACACGGTCCTTGTACGCCGCGTACAGCTTCGGCTTTGTGGAAGCCACGGCTGCAAACGATGTTTTGTCGGCCAAGTCCTCGGCACGCTGGAGGGCGTTCTGAGAGTTGGTGTTCGCGGAACGTGCGGCCCGGTTGGCTTGAATGGCATATTTCTGCCAGTCGGTCGCCTCGGGGTTGCGCAAAGTCTCCTCCTCTTGCTGCCAAAGAACTTGGTCGGCAGAGGGTGTAGCTGGCTGCTGGGGTGCACGGCGTGATAAGGCTAGTTCTGCACGAGCTTCTGCAAGCTCCCGCTCGGCTGCCTGAGCACGGGTACGGGCGTCAATGATTGCCTTCTGAGCCCGGCTAATACGCGGCGCAGGGGCTGGCTCATCGTCGTCAGGGGGCGGTGTGTCGTCGTCATCGTCCGGAGGGGGCGTGTCGTCATCGTCGTCAGGCGGGGTATCGTCGTCAGGCGGGGGCGTATCATCGTCCGGAGCAAAGTCGTCATCGACCGCAGGGGAAAAATATGCCTTCAACAAAAGCAAAAAGTACCACAATTTCATCTCTATCTCCTAGTTGGTTACGCCAACAGTGCGTCAGTGTTAGCCCTTAACGGGGGCTGTGCGAAAAATTTATTATGCACCAATTTTTGACGGCGCAAGTAATTTTGTGGATGCGTGGTCGAGCCCTTGCTCTCATCGCGCAAAAACCAAAGAAGCTCAGGCCCAAAGCCACACCTGGCGACGTAGGCGTCGGCGCGGTATTCCTGCCAATGGCAAAGCCACTTTATGAGAAATGGGCACAGCAGCGCGAGCGCACGCCATTCGGTGTGGTGGCCCTCACAGTGGGCAAATTCATGCGCCAGCACAGCCATCTTCACGCGCGGCGGCAAGTCGGTGAACTTGGTGCCCACGTAGATGCGCTTGTGCCAAAACCATGACACGGAACGAGCCGTGATTGGCTCGCCCGTTTGGACTACTTTCGCATTCACATTTGAGGCGTTGCGTCAATTGGCGCATACACCGGGATAGCCGTCACTACCGGGATTTGCACTGGCTGACCGGGTGGGTCAGTCGGCACAGTCGGAAACGCCGCGTAGGTCGGTATTGCAGGTGGAGTCAGCGTGAAAGCCATGATTATGCGCTCATGATGGCCGTGACGGTCGAGTACATGCCGGTGATGGTAATCAGGGGCGAGTACGTGGCCGGTGCAACCGCGTTGCTGGCATTCAGGGTGGCGGCAGTGGCGGTCCAAGCGGCGGCCGACACGGGGGCTGCGATCACGAACGAGGTAGCCGAGGTCACCTTGTTGATGGGGTACCAGCCAGCAGGCAGGGTACCAGCGGACACGCCCAAATAGATCAACTGGCCTACGGTCGGGACGATGGCATTGGTGCCAAGCGCCACGGTGTAGTTGTTGGTCGAACCCACCTGCGTCAGGGAGCTGAAGGTCGAGCCTGCGGTCAGGGCGATACCTTGTGTGGAAAACACCTGCGTGATCTGGCCGAGGTAGTTGCGCTTGGCGGCGGCCAGCACGGCGGTGGTACCAGCCAGTGTCACAGCAGTGTCGCTCAGGGTGGGCGTGGCAACGGTGGTGGCGGCAGCCGTGGTCACCTCAAAGGTGAATTGCTGGCCGACTGCCAGAGGGGCAGGCAGGCGCAGCCCCATGTTGTAGGCCGAGTCCAAAGTCACCGTCACGGCACCGCCGTTGGTCAACAGAATGGAGGCGGCGGCCAAAGCGGTCAGCGTCAGGGAGGCGGCTGCACTTGCGGTGTACTGCACGTTGCCAGCCGAGGACGCGCCATTGGCGGCCAACTGGTTGAGCGTGGTTTGCAAGTTGGCATAGTCCTGCATCGCGCCGATGACCACAGGGGCCGAGGATGGGATTGCTTTGGGGCTGATAAAAGACAAAAGGATTTTGAGAGCACGGTTCATGAAATTTCTCCGGAGGGTTGAAGGGAAGGCCCCGATATGGTAATGCACTTCTAAAATTTAGCCAACAGGACCAGCTTGGGGCTGGGAGCCGGGTGGTTGCTGGACCGGGCGCTGGGGCGCTGGCTGCGCACCGGGCCGAGGTGTTCCGGGCACGCCGGGGCCTGCACCGCCAGGTACGCCGGGTTGGCCTTGCGGGGGAGGTGGCGGCATGGCCTTCTGCCGCTTGATTTCCATCGCCTTCATGTGGTTCTGGATGTGGGTGCGGATGAGGCCGGTAGGGTCACCGGACTGCTGGCCGGACTGCTGGTGCTGCTGGATGTGCTGCGCGTCGTCGTCACCCTCGTGCACCTCGACCATGATGCCGTTTAGCAACATCTCGTCCTCGATCTGCGGAGGCACGCTGTACTTGTTGCGGTCGTCAATGAGCACGCGCCCTGCCAACTCGGCACCAAACACGTTCTCGCACATGTTCTCCAAAATGGGGGTAATGTCGAGGCGGCGGCCGTTGAGTTGCTGGGGTGGAATGCCGCGCAACACGTTCATGAATGCAATCTGCTGTTGCATCCGGTTAAGGTTCATTGTGAATGCCGTGCCGGTCCATTGGAAGAAATACCGCTCACCCCATTGCTGGCGTGGTATCTTCTGCATGGAAGCCTTTATCCCAATGTCACCTTGTGACACAACCGTCAATTCCTCGTCCCGATACTGCGCGTCGTACTCAAAGAAGCGCTCCATGAGCGGATTGAGAATCTCGTCCTCAAAGCGCTCGGCGTGATCGATCACAGCCACGGATTGCTCTTGCTGCTGGGCACCCATCGCGGCGCTGTTTTTGCGTCCTTTGGGCATGGCCCCCATCATCATCTCGTTCACGTCGAGCGACTGGTGAATTTGCTGCTTGATGTTCTCGCACATCCCGGCCGCGTCTTTCCACAGGGCCGGGAAGCTCTGGAATTGCGTGCTCTTTGGGTCCACGGGCCACACGGCGGCCAGCCCAAACACCATCATGGCGTAGTTGGGGTTTTTTTCCGGGTCGGTCATCACCACCGGTAGCAGGGAGTACATGGCCGAGTCTTGCCCCATGTTCCAAAAGTCGTTCAAATTCCACTGGAGGCGCTTGACGCCCTCGATCTTGGAGATGCCGTTGAAGCTCCCGGCCACGCGGTCAACCGGTGCGGAAATGACACTGCGTTTTTGGCCCCAAGCGGGTGCCTTGACGATGCCGATAATGTCTTTGTCACCGGCAAAGTAAATGTCCATCAGGCACTTGGGCTTGTCTTTGTCAGGCTTCATGTAGGCCTGAGCCCAATAGATGAGGGCGTACTTTAGCGTGCCCTCGGTCTTGATGCCAGCGTCGGACGTGCGCTTTTTGTCGGGCACGACTTTTTCCTTGCCCTTGCGGTCAGCGACCCACGCACCAATGTCGGACTCCTCATCGAGCACAAAGATGCCATCGTCAATGAGACCCTTGATCTGGTCTTTGGACATGCGCAACTTGAGGCAGGAAATGTCGGCTTTGTCGAGGTTGGTGCAGGTGGGCGGCACCACAATGAAGTCCTCGGTGGCAAAGTCCACCACGTCCGGGCCTTCCTCGATGACCTCCTCGTCCTCCATCTCATCGACTTCCTCGGTCACGTCCTCAATCTCAAGCTCGGCACCCTCAACGTCTGCGACGATGGGGTTGCGCTTGACCATGTTGGACACATTGCGCGAGGTCTTTTGCCAGTCAACATACACGTTCCACTGACCGGTCACGTCACCGGCCATGAGCACGGAGCGCACGATGGACCGCAGTTTGGTCTTGCGGATGTAGTGCTCTAGGAGGGCGAGTTGGGGCTGTGGGTTTTGCCCGTCACTTCCAACGGCTTCGACGTGCTTGTACTTGGAGGGAAATAGCTGTTTTAGTGCCCGTTTTGAACGAGCCACAATAGCATCTCGTACCACCGGTAGGTAGCACTTGGAGTTGCCAACGTAGATTTGGTTGTCGTCAGGCGAGGCGTTGAAGATGCTCCAGTATTCTTCGATGGCCTCATCTGCCTCCTCCCGATTTTGGTACCCCTTGAGAAGTGTGGGGTACATGTCCTCACACTTCACATAAATGTCGGAGTCAGGTTTGCTCGCCCAATTTTCCAGCTTGTCGGCCTTGGGTTTGTCCGCCTCGGTCTTGGGCTTTTTTGCCATGACTTAACCTTTTTTGCGCATCATCGCGTTGCCACTGGTGCGCTCGCGCGGCTTGGTGACCGGCGCGGTTTGCTTTTTGCTGCCCTCTTTGGTGGGAGCTTTTGGGCGGGGCTGGTTCTTTGGGAGCATGGCGTTACCTCATTTGAGTTGAGTGTTGTCGATCAATATGCCTTCAAACGACGAATACGCACCGACTGTGCCGGTCACAGCAAGTATGCGTGTGCTTAATGCGGTTTTCTCTGCAATGAGAACACCGATTGTCACGACTCGCTGCAATGGACTGGCAGGCGTTGCGTTGTACTCGTTTGTGATCTGGATGATACCTGTTGGGCCAATACGAGTAAACCCAAAGCTCACATCCGTATTATTTCCCACCCCCGTGCATTGGAGCAACAAGTCGGTGACCAGAAGGGAATACCCGGCCGGTACGGTGTAAATCGTCTGCTTCGCCCAGCCGTACCCGGCATTCATAATGGCCTGCGTAACACCTGCGCCAGTCAGGCGGACGGTTATGGCACCAGCGTTGACGTTGCCCGAGCCTGCCGCTGCAATATTGCAGGAATTTACTCGCATGAAGCTCTGCACGGTCTGAACTGGCGTTACGCCGTTCATGATGACTTGCTCGGTGATCTGGTTCCAGTTGCCGTCAAGACCATTGATGTTGATGATCTGAACCCCGGTACCACCGGCTGCGTCATTGGCCGAGGCCGACAAAGCCTCCAACTTGCTGGCGCTGAATTGGAACGGATACGGCTGGGAGCCTTCCCACACATCGTTGCCTACCGCTGCGGTCGTGATGCGGCCGGTGGCGGTTATGCGACTGTGGCCGCCAACTCTCCCAAGCGTAGCGGCCCGGTCAATGTTCATTTGAACGGGCTCAGAGGAGATTGACCGCGAGTAACCGCTACCCATTAGATTACCTTTTTGGTAGTGCCGACAAAAATGGCGTGCCCGTGGAGTTTACCGCGTTCGCACGCATGGACAGGGACTCATTATTGGGCTTGGACAACGCCAGTGTCAATGTCTCCAAGGCTTCCAGCAGCGTGCGTGCTGAGTTGCGGGTTGGCTCAGAGCCACGCTCACCGCCGGATTTGACCGGCCAGTGGTACCCGCCCATAAAGGCGTTGAGTGTGGCACGCGCGTTGTCGTCCACAAGCAGCATTCGCCGTCCCATCATTCCAGTGCGTATGGATGGGCTGAGAGCACCCCGGCTCATGACCGCGTTCTCGCCCCGGTTGGCTTTGAGGCCTGCGGACTTGAGGGCGGCCAGTAGCGGGTTGCGCCCCACTTGGTCGAATACATCGGCTGGTACCCATGCTGTTACCTGGCGGTTGGGGTATACGGCGCGGATGAGTTGAACAATGTCCGGCACCGCGTCGTTGGGCATGAGTGGGCTGACCCAATCAGCCAGCACGGTCATGTTGCGGCCCTCGCAGGACACGAGCACGGCGGTTGTCTCGGTACCGGTGGAATTGACGCCCAGCAGCAATTGCTCGCGCCGGTTGGGGCTGTAGCCTTGGACGATGTTCTCCTCCCCAAAGTCCGGGTACACCGCAACACCCGCAAACACCCGCAGCACGTAGGCCAGCGCATTGAGAATGTCTCGCTTGCCAGAGGGGAAGTTGAGAATTTGGGAGACAAGTTGGCTGTGCGCCGCGCGACCGCCTACGAGAATTATGTCACCGGCCATGAAAAATGGACGCAACCCCATTATGAAAGAAGCCTTGTCCCGGTCCTGCGGTGCGTTGACGGCCTTGAGGTCGAGGTGCTGCCCGGTCATCAGGGACATGGCCCGGATGGGTTGCAGCAGCCAGTCGTCGAGCGAGTTTTTCTCAATGACCACCTCCGCGTCGTCGTGGCGCTTGGACATGGAAAATGCCCCGGCCACTATCTCGTCGGGCTGCCAATACTCGCCCCCGCTCTGGTGCACAAAAATACGGGTGCCCATTTGACTGACTGTGACGTGGCCGGTTTGGTCGGATTTTTTGACCTCGACCGTTCTGGCCGGGTCGAGTATGACTTTGCGTGGCGCGTAGCTTGTGGGTGCCACATCTTGGAAGCGCAGCATCTCCTCGGTGAAGGGCTTGCCCTGTGAACCGGTGGCGATCAGCATGTACTCCTGATTGAACTCGCGCAGCATCCCCTCGGCCGCAAAGTGGTCGCGCTTTTTGCGTATCCAGTCCATCGGGTAGCGGTCGGGCCACAAGCTCTCGGCTTGCGGGTCGTCAATGTCGCCGTTGCAGATTGGGAACTTGCCAGAGGTCCAATTTTTGGAGTTGCTGGCGCGCCGGATGAGGCAGTCGTCAGCGAGGGGCGTGCCGGTCATGCGGACCTTGCCCTCTTTATCCATTGCGGGGATGAGTTGCAGGTGAATCTTTTTCCAGTTGGTGTCCACAGTCTGCGTATCACGGACCATCGCGGCATTCTCAATGTCATCGAGATAGGCGCGGTCGGGGCGCATGTCGCGGTGCTTGTAACCCCGTATCTCCTCCTCCCAGCCGTGAGCCTCGATCAGCACGCCATTTTTGAGCAGTATTTTGTTCTCGCTCCACACCGCACCCTTGAGTTGTCCGAACAGGCCGTGGATGCGGTCATTAGTTGCGACCTCGTGCTTTATGGCCTCAATCCGCTGGCAGGCCTTGGTGTATGTCTCACCAAAGATCAGCGCATATTTGAAGTTGGCAAATGCCGCCTCCATGAGCATAAATTCCTCGGACAAAGTGGTTTTGGCACCCTCCCGGAAGGCCTCGATCACCACAAGGTCATCGGCTGACCTCCACAGGTCCATGATGCGGATGTGGAAGTCGGGACTGATATTTTTGTGCTTGTGCGCGAACAGAAGGTTGGCCCCGAGGGCGCGGTCCTCGGAGATTGTGCGCAACATGGAGGCGTTAGATAGTGACATGACATAGCTTTAGTGACATGACCGTCAGTATAGCGGCCTGACTATTGGTTGCAATGGGGCACGCAATGCGTATGAACCTTTAAATTACTGCGCGGTTTGGGGAGGGGGCCGCAACTAAAATCACCCCCGTCCGGCCCCCTCCCCGGTGGGCCCGGAGTTTGTCGCGCGCCATCTGGCTTGGTCGAGTAGCCCCCGGCCGCACGTGGCTCTCCTAGGGGCGCGCCCCTCCCCTCTATATAGATAGCAGTGCGCCCCCTTGCACCAGTAGAGGCCCACGGCTAACCCCGGCCGTCCCACTCTAGCCCCCGTCCCCCTTACGCTACCTGGCGCGCATAACGCTACCTGGCGCACGGCCGCCTAATTTATGGAGCGCTATATTTATGGATAGGTGCGAACCTTTGGAGCGTGGGGCATTCGGGGTACGGGGCGGCCCGTCGCGTATGACCTGAGCTAGAGCGCTTGGCAATTGTCGCCCAAAGGCTAGTGTAGCGACAATGGCACCCTATGTATGCATGGATTGCATAACCATACCCGCAGTACCTCGAAGTCGTCCACAGGTCAAAATAGGATGTAGGTGCGCTAAGTCGTTGATTTTAAAGGCTTTTCTCTATCTTACCTTCTATACCTTCTTAGAATAGTTATAAGTGTAATGCTAGTAATGAATTATATGTATAACGCTGTATATAAATGAATAGTAGCATTAGGGGGGTAACAGCAATCTCCGGGTACTAGAAGGTAAAGCCTAACCCGTTGATTTCATTTAACATTTTTCACCTTAAGGGGAACGCATCATGCAGGTAAAGTTAAACAGTAAGGGTTTTAAATTTATGCCGTCAGCATATCGCACTGGGCGAGCATGTTCATGGATTGGAACTGTGATTACTGACGATGGGATCGAAGGGGCTTTAGCCTTCAATGATCTGTCACAAAATTATGTACAGTTTACAAGCCCTAACGAAAGCATACAGCTCGACAATGCCCAAGTCATAGCGGCCATCACAGAGCATCAAAATTACCTGCTTACGGGTAAGAAGCCAAAAGGGCGGCCACTGCTACACGGTGAACGCGTGCATCCTCACCAGATCATGTTAACCCTGACTCAGGCGTCAGATATAAAGGATATAGGTGACGGCAACCTGTCCGAAGGCGTGCGCCGTCTTTTGGCTAACTTTACAAACCCTTTACAATAAAGTGCTTGAACGCTCGCATTGTGTGCTTATAATTCACCCATGGTCTACACGGTGTAGGCTGCTAACCTGGGGTAATTTATGGCAAAGCTCACTAAGCAAGATCAAAAAATGTATGACCGCGCTTTGACAACCAATGATGAAAGCTACATTGAAAGAACGCTTGCAATCATTAGCCGTAGCGGTTCAAAGAATACTTACGGCGCAGTGTGTGAACTTATAGAGCGTTTTCATGACTTCCGTAATTTTCACAACGTCAACGGCGCTTTAGTCCACAAAACCGAACTGTAATTTAAAGGAGTCCTAAAAATGACCGATACAACAAAAACCCTTTGCGATGCAATCCACGGCGCAGGCCTTTTTAACCGTTACGACTCGGACCGGGGGCGCGATGCCACTACCTGCGCCGAACGCAACCTAGAGGGCCGCACTCACTACGTGGACGCCTCTACCCGCCGCTTTCATAAGTCCCGCATTTCTAAGGCTGTGAGCTTGGACAACGGCCTAATTTTCGGCATTGTCGAGAGTTGCGCCGCTGATTATGAGAACACCCGCCGCGTATACCGTCCCGTGTTCTTTGACCTTGACGGCCACGTAATCGCACGGCCGGACCTTGACGCCTCCCCCAAGTCTGGAGCGACGGCCGTTAAATTGTTCTGGAAAATGGCCGGGGAGCTTGACGCCGTGGCAATCACGCGGGCCATGCTGGAGCGGCGCGCCGCAACCCTGCGCCGTGAGCTTGAACAATTGGAGGCCCTATGCGCTACATCCGCCAATTGATAGAAGCCCTCATTATCGCGGCCCTTCTGGCGCTACCTTTTGCTCTCTATTTCTACGGGTGGACAAAATGACCATTATTGCAACTATCGCCGGTTTCCCTATCTCGCTTGAACAGGTGCCGCCCCGGCCAAATAGCGCGCGCGGCCCGTCCTATACCGTGCGCTACGGTCAACAGGTCCGCACAGGCTTGGACTATTACGACGCCGCGCGCGAGCTTGGATTGTGCGTTATGCACGCACTCGCGGCGGACGGTTCTATTATTTTGGAGGGCTAAACCATGCAACAAAAATGCTATCTCCTGTTCGCCGGGGATTATGTAGAGGATGCAACCTTTTGCCCCTCTATCCGTTACGCCTTGGGGGAGTTTGAAGCCACGGCGCGCGAGCTTGACGGGTACGGCCAAAAAATAGAGGCGTCAATACATTTTGTGGACGCCAAAGGGGAGGAGTTCGCAGAATACCCGGACCGGGTGCTATCTCTTGGCCCACGTGGCGGCTTGAAAGTGAGCGCAACATGAAGCGCCAACCCCTTTATTATTCCATCAAGCTTTACGGCCACGGGGCGGGCTTTTGGGACCGTGGCAACGGTGCGGCAGGGGATGCGCTCACGGCGCTATGCAAGCCCTTTGGAGGTGTTGACCTCTACACCGGGGACGACGGCCTAATTTACTCCTGAGCCTTTAGAGCACTGTGCGAGCGCATCCTAACGGGTACGCTCGCGCGGCCGCTTTTGGCCGCTACTGGGGTATTACATGCCTTTTAAATTATTGCCTTTGGGCGCATGGTTCATTGACTATGACGGGGAACTATGCCAAAAAATAACCGATACGGCCGCGTGCACGCCTTATTGTGCACGGGGGATGCTAGAGGGATTCGGGCCGGATGAAACAGTAACCCTTAGCACATAGCCCCGGCCTGCCCCGGCCTGCCCCGGCCTGCCCCGGCCTGCCCCGGCCTGCCCCGGCCTGCCCCGGCCTGCCCCGGCC